AATTCTTCTTTCATAAAAAAAACTGTGTTAGCAAAGTTAATACTTTATTCCTTGCTGACACAGTTTAATTTACATCCTCGTTTTAAATTCTTCTGTGCTATCTTTAAACTCTTATGGAACATACTGCTTAACAAATATTTCAGATATATACCACGAGGCAGAAAAAATTAAATTCTTTGATTCAAAAGAAGATGCGGAAAGCTACATTCTACAAAATAAACTTTCCCCAGTCACCATATTGGAAATTTTCATATAATAGTAAAGCCGGATTCCTCCGGCTTTAACTTTACTTTACCCATTAGCATTTCCCATATAAGTCTTACGAGAAACCTGCTTATTCCAACTCGTTCCATTCTTGTTGAAATTTCCCAAGTACCGCCCTGTAATCCGATTCACAAGATTATTAGGATTACTTGCATCACTTCCATAACGTCTTTCTGCGATTCTATTCGCTTGTCGGGCTATTTCCCAACCTGATTTAGTTTTTCTTCTTTTGATTCAGCTTTTAATTTCAAAAAGTTAAACAATATAATTTCGCCATATCTATTTCTTTTTCCTACGATTAGCCAATTCCTTACCACTGATTCTATTCACCTTCTGACCACCATATACTGCGTGTAATTTATCCCGTTGCATCATCAGCAGATTCCGATAAGGGATAATCTCAAACACTTCTGTATAACTCAGATGCAGCGTGTCAATCAAATGGGCTATCTGCCCGAAGAACGTTGTGTTTCCTACTGTTTCGGTCTTGCTGCCAGCATCGACACGTTCCTCATCGAGCTGACACACTGAAAAGCCGAAATATCCATCATGGAAAAACACACTTCCAAAGCATTCCTAACTTCTTCAAAAGTCCCGTTCTCCAAATTATCAGCCAGTTCCTCACTGCCACAGATGAAACAAGAAATGCCTTTCAGCATATCTTCAGTAGCTTCAGGAAGCTCTTTAATAGCTTCCATGACATTATCTCCAGTCATGCCGATATTGGAAAAATGATGAATGGCACGACAGATAATTTTAATTGTAGGAGGTTTAATGGTATAAACCATCCCTCCTATCTCCACATTCATGAAATCCAGCCCTAACAAAGCATCAGAAACCGTTTTTGCTGCTTGATTCATATTCTTAAACTAAAAGGGGGAATGGTATATATCCATCCCCCGGTTATCACTCTTGTGCTTTTACCAATGTTATCTCTTTTTTAAGAGTGGTATCAACTTCAGAAGGAGTGGTTTTAATATCTCCTGACTGAGTGACGTACCCCACTTTCGACACTTCATAGTGAACGGTAGCCCCAGCATTCACCTGCTTTGACTTGACCGTTGCACCGTCCAGCTTTACGGTCGCATCGGAAGGAGTAGGTACAATGGTTACTGTAGTTCATGCCTGCAAAGCTTTAATCTGCCCCTCTTCGTAGTTATACTCAGAAGAAACGCCTTCAATTCCCGGTTCCTGCACCAAGCCTTTTACAGCGATTGCAATTGCCTTATCCGTATTGGCTTCACGGGAAACAATACGGCATTTTGGGAAGATGAACCAGACATCATCATCGGTCAGACAGAACAATGCTTTGTTGATAATAACTTTATCCAAAGCACGCTTCCAACCCACATCTTTAGATGTTGCCTGAATAACATCGCCACCCATGAACGCTTTCTTTGTCTTCCAGTCATATTGTCCGATAGAGAAAGTTGGTGACACTTCTCCCGGCACATCATCGTAACGGTAATTCTTTCCCGTTAATTGGTTCTTGTACCCAGTGACGGAGGCTTCCGTCTCCTCAATCTGCCACGTTTCCCCGTGTACATTCAAGACCTCATCTTTGGCAGCGATGGCTGCTTGAATCAAAGTTTTTGCAATTTCGGGGGTAATGTCTGCCGTTACCTTATCAATGTCGGCAAACAAGATTCTTTTAATTCCTACTGCTGAAATCATAATCTTATAGTTTTACATTTAATACTTCAAATAAAATTCTCACATTCACATAATGACATTTCAAAGCTGTGTCCGCTTCCGTACCAATTGATTCAATAGAGTAACGATAGGTTGTACTGTCATAGGTGCTTACTACATCATCAAGCAGCTTGCCAGCCTTTCTTTCAAGTTCGTTAAGCCGGATTGTGTTCGCTTCATTCTCGCTTAAATTGGGTACACATAGATTCACTTCTGCGAAAGACTTCTTCCAATACTTTCCCGGCTGTTGTTTCTTTGTGTGGATAACGATTCTTTCAGAGGCCAATTCACCCGTCAGCGTTTCTCCTGCTGGCACTATGCATATCTCGAAAGCCTTGCAATCCCGGTAGAGGATGTTTCCTATGTCGGTGGTTACTATCATACTATCAAATATTGGACGTTTTCGTCATATTCGAGAAATACGTGACAAACCAAATCTCCAAGTTGAACCGTTCCGGCAAATCTTTTTCCAGCCAAATCTGCATCTGATACGTGTTGCCCCGTTCCGTACATATAAATATCCACAAAGCACAATTCTTTCTGATATTCATCTACGATAGCCCACAAGCAAACAGTACCTCGTTGTACTTGAACAGACAATATCCTCGCCCCGATAGGCAGACATAGTTTTGAATGGTCTGCAACAATCAATTCATACTTGACAATCAATTTATGCTCGATGATCATTAGGATCAATTCATACCACGCGAAGCATAGACTCGCTCCTTGGCGTCATTGATCTCTTGAAACTTGCGCTCGGCCGACTTGCGCACATCCTCTCCCAGCGCGGCCACACGGTCGGGATGGTGCTTCAGTGCCATCTTGCGATAAGCCGCCTTCACCTCGTCATTGGTCGCCGAAGGATCAACGCCCAGCACTTTGTAAGCCTCCGCCAGTTTGTCGTTCTCAGTGGCCGTCTGTCCGCCGCCATTGTAGCCACCATCAAGATTGAGCATCGAGACGACCTCGGAGGGATCAATACCCAAATGGTAGGCCAACTCCTGCAGCGCATTCACCTCCTCGGGAGTCACGACATTGTCGGCCTTGGCCACACCGACAAGATAGTAGAGCAACTGCAGGCGCACGCCCTCGTCGGTATTGACTCGTATCTCCTGGCAGCTCTGGACAATGTTCTGTCTGAAACTATCCATGCCGCGCTGCTTCTGCATCTCGAAGAGGCGCAGGAGAATCTCATTGCCCTGGCCCACGGCCTGCTCGCCAAAGCTCCGGCGCAGAAACTCGCGCACAAATTCCATCTCCGAGTGCATCACCTTGCCGTCGGCGCGGATGATGTAGGAGGAGAGGACCAAGAGGGAGAAGAGAAAGGAGTTGCGCTCCTGGCGCGGATCGCTGTGCTGACCGCCGCCAGCCTCGCCTTGCGCAGCCTTCGCGTCGGCACCTTCGAGGGCCTGGTCCAGCAGTGCGCCAATACCAAAACCCAAAAATCCTCCCAAGGCGCTGCCCCATGCGAAGCCTACCGCGCCACCAATCCATTTGAATACGCCCATATTGATTCTTGCAAATTACGTTGTTAGATCTTTATATATTATTGTCTGAGTTTTATTCAGTCATGCAAAAGTAATGCCATTTTTTGGTTTTCCCGCCTAAAAGCGAGAGAAAAGTGAACTCTGCGGCAAAAAAGACCACTACGAAAGCCTACGAAGGGCCGAACGAGGGACCAGGATTGTCAATTATTATCAAATATCGGTATAGTCGGGAATGTCCTTCAGGAATAAATATTTTTGATGCGCATAGTCCATCTTGCAAATATAGGTCTGCATCCCATTGCTCACCACGAGATAATCCACATGGAGCAACAGATTATATACGCTGATCTGGTCGAAGACCTTCTGCGTGATAGGGATGTGCGGCGCCTTGTACTCCACGATCATCCGGGCGTGGAGACTGGCGTCGTAGAGCACACTGTCGGCCCGCACACTCTTGTCGCCGATCGTCAGCCGCACCTCGTTGGCCAATAGCGCCGCAGGATAATGCTTATGCTCGATGAGATAGTGGACAAAATGCTGGCGCACCCACTCCTCGGGCGTGAGCGCGACGTAGCGGCGGCGGGGCACGGCGCGGGTTTTCGCCTTGCCTTGATTCTCCCTCACGCGGGC